CCATTGAAGATGAGTACTGTATGATTTTTGTACAGCGTTTAACAGACGTAGACGATAAGAGTAGACAACTAGAAAAGCTTGGGTATTACCAAGCATTTAATGAGGGAGAATACGACTCTCTCGTCATTCAACGTAGAGAATTGAGGAATCAATACCATGGCAATGAAACCAAGAGCAATGCAAGCGGCATCTAAGAAGAAGACAATGATGCGTGGGGGCGGTATGACTGCCGCTAATGCAGGTGCATCGATGAAGCCAACGCAGAAGGGTACGCCAAAGCCTGCAATGATGCGTGGAGGCATGGCGAAAAAAGCCAAGATGATGCGGGGAGGCATGGCCTCTAAGGCTGGCAAGGCCAGCGGTGGCATGACCAAAAAGAAGTAATTCTTAGATGACTATCGCAAAGAACAGCAGAACAAAGTCTGAGATTGTTGCTATAAGCGCAGATGATGTGCCTTTAACTTTGTACACATGTCCTGCCAATGCAAAGGCACACATGAGTCTGCTGTTCATTACGAATGCTTCAAGCAATGCCAGTGATATTGACGTACAGTGGTACAGAGCATCTGTAGCTACTAGCTTTTTTATTATTGGCGGTACAAACTTAAGTCAGGGGGAGTTTATCAAGATTGATAACGCATTTATTGTCCTTGAAGCTGGGGATTATATAACTGTAGAAACGACAGGTACTGCAGGATCTGGTGTTCCTGATACCGATGCCTTCTGTACCGTCGAAGAATTCTTCAATCCAGTGGGAGGATAATTGTTATGCCACTGAAAAAAGGGACCTCCCCGAAAACCATCTCTAAGAACATTAAGACGGAGATGAAACGTGGTAAACCTCAGAAGCAAGCTGTAGCGATTGCCTTGAGTAAAGCAGGCAAAGCCAAGCCTAAAGTCAAAGCCTCTACGGGTAAGTCTGTACAGAAGAGTAAGGTCAATGAAGCTGGAAACTACACCAAACCCTCCATGCGTAAAAACTTATTTAACCAGATCAAAGCAGGCGGTAAAGGCGGAAAGCCCGGACAGTGGAGTGCACGAAAGGCCCAGATGCTTGCAAAGCAGTACAAAGCAAAGGGTGGAGGCTACAAGTCGTAGTGAAGAAACCTCAGCAAAGTCTAAAGAACTGGACCAAACAGAAGTGGCGTACCAAAAGTGGCAAGCCATCTACACAAGGCCCCAAAGCTACCGGGGAGCGTTATCTACCGGAGAAAGCTATCAAGGCTCTTTCGGCCAGCGAGTATGCCGCTACTACCAAAGCCAAGCGGAAAGCAACTAAGGCGGGCAAACAAGTTGCAAAACAGCCGAAGAAGATTGCAAAGAAAACTGCGAGATATAGATAATGGCGACTACAAAAGATGTTGAACGCTTACCTTCGGGCCGTATTAAGTATCGGGGTGAAACCTTCTCTGGATACAACAAACCAAAGAGAACGCCTGATGGCCCCAAGAAGTTTGCTGTTCTCGCAAAGAAGGATGACCAGATAAAACTCGTGCGTTTTGGTGACCCTAACATGGAAATTAAAAAAGATAACCCTGCACGTCGCAAGTCGTTTCGTGCAAGGCATAACTGTGATACTGCAAAGGATAAGTTCTCTGCACGTTATTGGTCATGTAAGAAGTGGTAGCAATGGATAAAGCAAAGTACTTAAACCCAGAACGTAACTACACTGAGAAACAAATTGCTTTCTTGGATGCGATGGCTGGAGAAGCCAAGGGTAACATTAATCAAGCGATAAAGCTAGCAGGTTACGGTGCGGTTTCTCATCGTGATGTTGTGCCTTACCTTCAAGATGAGCTAATTGCTATTGCAGAGTACATCCTAGCGTACAACGGTGCTAAAGCCGCCTTTGGAATGGTTGGCGTGTTAGATGATCCAACAGCTTTAGGGGCTAAGAACTCTGTTGCAGCGGCTAAAGAAGTATTAGACCGTATTGGAATCGTTAAGAAAGAGAAGTTAGAAGTTTCCTCAGAAGATGGCAACGGAATATTTATTCTTCCTGCCAAACGATCTGAAGATAACAATAACGAGGATTAATGAGTCTTTACGACTACATAGAAGATGAAGATATACGGGGTATTGCTGAAGAGTTGTACCCCGAAATCGTTGTGCGAACCCCCAGAGGTAAGGCGTACCGCCCGTACATCTACGACAGGATGCCGTACAAAGATAAAGAAACGGGGCAGGCGGTCTACAAACTACGGCATGATGATTTAAAGATTCTAATTGAGGGTATGCAAGCCTGCCGTAATGGGGTTGCCTACCGTAAAGTTGCAGACTTCCTTACAACTCAAATTGGTTCGCAGTGTTCGTACCAGAAGGTATCAGAAGAATTTAAAGAAATTACCGATAAATTACCTGCGTGGAAAGAGTCGCAAACTAAAGCTAATAACTTTGCAGGTGAAAAACACTTCTCTAAAAACCAAAATAAAGAAGAAAGAGAAAAAACACGTAAGAAAAAGCAACTTTCCCGCAAATTAAGGGATATGGAGCTTGAGTTAAAGCGGATAGTAGCCGAAGAAGCGGTTGAAGCAGGTAAATTAAGCGAAGAAGCATTAGAAAACATTGACGAATACGTCACAGACAAAGGCCGACTCAAGACTAAGAAGCAAATTCAGATTATTGAGGAGAATAAAGAGGCCGAAAAAGCACAAAACATCATTTTTCAACCAAATGAAGGCCCGCAAACAGACTTTTTGTCTGCACCAGAGCGGGAAGTGCTTTACGGAGGTGCTGCAGGGGGTGGGAAGTCATACGCATTGCTCGTAGATCCCCTAAGATACGTTTCAAATGCTAACTTTAATGGTCTCCTACTACGTAGGCGTTCAGATGAGCTAAGAGAGCTTGTATGGAAGTCTCAGGAGCTATATCCAAAAGTATTTAAGAGCGCAAGATGGTCAGAGCGCAAATCACAGTGGACGTTCCCTAGCGGAGCGAGACTTTGGTTTACGTATTTGGACAGAGAAGATGATGTTTTGCGCTATCAGGGACAAGCTTTTACATGGATCGGGTTCGACGAACTCACTCAACACCCTACTCCATTCTCTTGGGACTACATGCGTTCTCGTTTGCGTACTACAGACCCTAAGCTACCCCTTTGTATGCGAGCTACCACGAACCCGGGAGGTCCTGGCCACGGATGGGTCAAACAAATGTTTATTGACCCTTCACCAGCCAACAAAGCGTTCGTTCCTCGTGATTTAGAATCAAACGAAGAGTTGCGGTTTCCTCCAAACCATTCTAGGGCGGGGGAACCTTTGTTTTACCGTCGATTCATACCGGCAACGCTAAAAGATAACCCGTACTTGTTTCAAGACGGGATGTACGAAGCAAACTTGCTTTCTATGCCTGAACAACAGCGTAGACAGTTGTTAGAAGGTGATTGGACAATTGCTGATGGGGCTGCATTCCCAGAATTTAAAATTTCTGTGCATACCTGTGAGCCTTTTGATGTTCCACACACTTGGACTAGGTTTAGGTCTTGTGATTTTGGTTACAGTTCGTTTTCAGCAGTGCATTGGTTTGCAATAGATCCTGCTTTTGAGACTCTGTACGTCTATAGGGAATTGTACGTATCTAAGCATACGGCAAGAGAACTTGCAACAAAAATTTTAGAGCTAGAGTCTGGCGAAGATATTCGGTACGGAGTATTGGATAGTTCTACGTGGCACAGCCGTGGTCACACCGGTCCATCTATTGCAGAAGAAATGATTGCCGAAGGATGCCGCTGGAGACCATCAGATCGTACTGGAGGTTCTCGTGTTGCAGGAAAAAACAGATTGCACGAGTTGTTAAAATTCAACGAAGAGATAGAACAACCTCAAATTATATTTTTTAACACATGCAGACAAATCATTGCGGATATGCAAGTGATACCGACTGACCCTAAAGGGACAGACGACATTGACCCACGGTACGCATCAGATCACGCATACGATTCTATCCGTTATGGAATCATGTCACGCCCCAAATCAAAAAGTTTGTTTGACTTTGGAAATGATTTCAATAAAACAGGATGGAAACCAATGGACCCCGTATTTGGGTATTAATAGGTGTATAAATGGCTATAGTAGATAAACCTGAGTTTGACGAAGAAGTAGTTGCTCTTGAAGATTCTGAGAGTGAGCAGGAAGATGCTCAGTACTCAGGTTTTGTAGATATCGTTAGAGACAAGTACCAGCGGTCTAAGGACCGTCGCTTAACTGACGAGCAGCGGTGGTTAGTTTCCTATAAAAACTACAGAGGCGTGTACGACGATACCACTCAGTTTACAGATACTGAACGCTCACAAATTTTTATTAAGATCACCAAAACAAAAGTACTTGCTGCCTACAGCCAAGTAACCGATGTATTGTTTGCTGGTAATAAGTTTCCTATCGGCATTGAAAATACCCCAATCCCCGAAGGCATTCAGGACAGTGTTCATATTGATGTTGCTGTTCCAGAGCCACTGCAGTCAATCTACGAAGAGTTAAATGTAGGGTATACAGGCGACGGACGAGATGTACCTAAAGGTGCTGTCTCTGCTCGTGACCTTGGTCCAATCCAAGAACAAGTTAAAGGCGCAGAAGATAAAATCAAGAGTGGTCCGGGAAACACCATGACTTCTGCTCTTTACGAGCCAGCCAAAGAAGCCGCTAGGCGTATGGAGAAAAAGATCCACGATCAGATTGCAGAGTCTGATGGTAACAAGCACCTACGGTTTGTCGCATTTGAGCAATGCTTGTTTGGTACAGGTATTATCAAAGGACCATTTGCTACTGACGTAGAGTACCCTCGTTGGAATTCTAACGGCGAGTACACTCCAGAGATTAAAACTCGCCCCCGCCTAGAAGCAGTATCCATTTGGAACTTCTATCCTGACGCTGATGCGTACAACATGGATGAGGCTGAGTACGCTGTGTACCGGCACAGAATGTCTCGCTCCCAAATGCGGGAACTCAAAACTCGTCCGTTCTTCCGTGATGAAGCAGTAGAACGTTCTATTCAAGCTGGACCCAACTACGTCAAAGAGTACTGGGAAGATGTCATTGACGACAGTAACTACACTAACGAAGTTAACCGTTGGGAAGTACTAGAGTACTGGGGCTTTATTGATGCAGATGCCGCCCAAGAAGCTGGCTTAGATATTCCTAAAGAACTTAAAAAACAAGATCAGATTCAGATTAATGCGTGGGTTTGCGGAGGTAATATTCTTCGTCTCGTGCTTAATCCATTCAAACCAACTCGTATTCCGTTCTACGCAGTGCCATTTGAGCTAAATCCATATAGCTTCTTCGGCATTGGTGTAGCAGAGAACATGGAAGATACCCAACAGCTAATGAACGGATTCATGCGTATGGCTGTAGACAACGCTGTGTTGTCGGGCAACCTGATCTTTGAGGTGGACGAGACAAACTTAGTTCCCGGTCAGGATCTGTCCGTGTACCCAGGAAAAGTGTTCCGTCGTCAGGGTGGAGCACCCGGTCAGGCATTGTTCTCAACTAAGTTCCAAAACGTATCCAACGAGAACATGATGCTGTTTGACAAGTCACGTCAGCTAGCGGATGAAGCAACAGGAATCCCATCATTCTCTCACGGACAGACTGGCGTTATGGGCGTAGGGCGTACCGCTTCTGGTATGTCTATGTTGATGGGTGCCGCCGCACAGAACATTAAGACTGTCGTTAAAAACATTGATGACTATCTGCTGTCACCGCTAGGTCAAGCAATGTTTGCTTTTAATATGCAGTTTGATTTTGATCCAGAGGCTAATGGTGATCTTGCAGTCATTGCTCGTGGTACAGAATCTTTGATGCGCAATGAAATTCGTTCGCAGAAGCTAATGCAAGTTATGCAGTTGGGTACTAACCCAGCGATGGCTCCGATGATTAAGTTTGACTATATCCTCCGTGAGATAGCCGCATCCTTAGACTTAGACGAAGATAAGATCGTCAACGATCCTCGTGAGGCTGCTATCCAAGCTGCACTAATGGCACAGTACCAACAAAATGCCCCTCAGACCGCACAGGGAGGCCCACAAGCGCCTCAACAGGGACAGGAAGGGTCACCTACGCCAGATAACCAAGCAGGGGTAGGAGCGGGCGCTATGGGGCCAGGAAACGCACCTGAACCGGGTGCTGAAGGATTTAGTCGCCTAGATGCGGCTGGACCGGAGGCTCTGCAGTAATGCAAATTGAAACTGCTCGCAAGTTATTAGCCTTAGTTAACGGTAAGCAGAACATGGAACGGTTAGAGACATACGTCGGTGACCGCTTGAATTATCTGCACACACAATTAGAACAATGTCCTACAGAAGCAGAAATGTATTCACTGCAGGGGCAGATACGGGAAATACGTCGATTGTTAACGCTGAAGGATGAGGCTATCCAGAAAGCGGGAGAAGGTAAGCATTAATGGCAGAAGAGCAGAAAGACGGTTTGATGTCAGAGGAAGTGGGTAAGTCTGTAACGGCTATTCCATTAGATATTGATCCAGAACGGTATAAAGCAATGGAGCTTAGGCTTCAGGAAGTTATACCTGAAGGGGCTTATGAGCTCTACATGAAGAGTGATTCTGATATTAGCGAAGAGTACGCTGATGTAAGAGAAGAAGACCCTGAAGCCTTTGATGCTGTACTTCGTGTTAATACTGACGTGAATCGTCAAGCAATGGACCGATCTCAGTTCTCTGTTGACGAGGCTGTAGCCGATTCACCAATACCAGAAATTGATACGTACTTAATGGAGAACTCTGTCTATCTCAACACAATTCCTCCTGGATTTGAGAGAAAAAAAGATTTAAACGCACGGGCAACTGCTCATGTTATACCTGAATCTCCTACTGTGGATCGCACCCAAAGAGGGCAACTTCCGGGGCTGTCAGAAAATGTTGAACAGCAAGATAGCGTTCGTTTACACGAAACTGTCCACGCTTCTGGTGTTATGGGAGAGTACGATTCTTTAACTACTAAATTGCTAGCAGAAACGGTAGGTGATGAATCCTCTGCGGAAGCGGCTACTACTGGACTTGATTTATACCGAGCCATCTCTAGAGATGATCCGATTGCCGCAAGACAATCTATTAATTATCTGCTAAAGCAAAAAGTAAATCTATACCTTTATCGTGATGAATTGATTGATAACATGATGCGAGCCATTGATGTCCTAGAAGAGACCTCCGATGGTGGTATTGAGTTGAGTCCAGAGCGTAAAATTGAAATACGCAAAGACATTGAAAAAGAATTTAAGAATATTCCACGCATATTAGAAAACATGCGACTAGAACGTGCAGGAGAGAAAGAACCACCTAAAATGGACGAGGGTGGACTAATGGCTGACCCATTAGTTGTCTCTGAGACTGCGGAAGAAGAAGCAGAGCCTAAGATGGGCATTGGAGATTACATTGAAGGCGCCAAAGAGCTAATCACTGACTTCTCCCCCGCAGGTACTGCACAGTCTATGATTGATGCCGCTGAAGAAGCGTACAAACTTGCCTCTGGTGCCGAAGACGCTAGCCTAATGGATTTCGGTATTGCTGCTATCGGAGCACTTCCAGGCGGAAAGACTGCAACTAAAGTTGTGGATAACGCCTCAAAGATTGCAGACGAGATTGCAGAAGCATCTTTAGAAATCTCAAAACTAGATAACTACGTTCCTAAAAAAACAGTTAAAGCATACAAGCTATTCACCAAAGGCGAAGACGACAACCTGTATCCTTTGTTTGTAGACGCTAACAAGCCGCTACCTGTCGGTGAGTGGATTAAAGCCAATATGCCTGACTATATTTTCCAAGCAAAGAACGGCAGATACTACGTCCCATCTAAAGCGACTGCACCAAAAACTGAAACTGGTAAGAAAGCATTTTATGATACTGGAGAGCGTAAGGCTACAGGTAGTAGTGTGGAAATACCAGATGATCCAGAACTTCGCAAGAAGCTCGTAGAAGCTGGGTTCATTGCCAAAGAAGGTACTAAGAGTGTTAAAGCTGTGGCGGCACGTCCGGGCTGGCATGCGGGGGATGTTCCTATCGCACATCACATCGGTGCAATGATTGATCCTGCGACTGGTGGGACTAAAAAACTGGAGATGCCTAATGTTCGCCGTGACGATCAAGTATGGGCAGAGGTTGAGTTACCAGCGGACGTAGATTGGCAACAAGAAGCGTTACGTAGAGCAAACGTCAAAAAGGATGGCGAGATTGATGTAGGTACTGCACACATTACTGACATGGTTCCTCATGGTGGTAGCTACAGATACAAAACAAATCCCAATATGACTGGTGAATGGTTGATTGGTGGGGAACTTAAAATTAACCGTGTGTTATCAGACGACGAAGTAAAAGCAATCAACAACGCCGCTGGCGTAGAAGACTTACCTCGCTACAGTGAATTTATGGATCAGTACGTAAAGGCACCAACAGAGACGGGACTCATGTCTGCGGAGGGTGCCGCAAAAAAGTCCCCAGCCGTTGATATGGCGATTAACGTACGAGTCGATAAGAAAGCAGACTTAGATTACGCAGAAAAGCTTATCAGCGGAGAAAAAGTTTATGAAACTAGGAACTCTCGCAGTTTAGATCCTTATATCGGTCAGCGTGTCGGTATCGCTAAAACAGGAGATGGTAAGGCACAGGCAATAGGATCAGTAGAAATTGGTGAGCCTATTGAGGTAGACGAAAAAACATTTAGAAAGTTGCAGGATAAGCATTTAGTTCCGCAAGGTAGCGCCTTTGATGTACCTGAAGGCGGTAAAAAGTATTTGTACCCTGTATCTAACCCAGAAAGATTTGAATCTCCAAAGGATGTGGGGCGAGGAATAGTCAGCAGGAAAATAGTCAACAAATATGCTGGCGGTTTAATGTCGGATGAGTATAACAGGGCAGAGTTATGATTAAAACAGAAGCAGGTGAAAAGATGAAGGAAGAAAACCCAGTTGATGGGATTAAAACCATTGACGGGCAAGAACTTCTGCGTCAAGAACTTGAGAAGCAAAGTAAGAAGTTTGGGGTTTCCGATATGAACATGGGTGGTTTGATGTGTGGTGGCATGGGAGTCACCATTGGTATTGAAGAAGAATCTGGTAATGAAATTCCTGCTGGATCTATGCCTCAAGAAGTTGCCGATGATATCCCTGCAATGTTATCGGAGGGTGAGTACGTTATCCCTGCTGATGTTGTTCGCTGGCATGGGGTTAAGCAGTTTGAGATGATGCGTCAAGAAGCCAAGATGGGCATGGGCTTGATGGCTGAAGATGGACGTATTGCTGAAGTAGAGCATGAAGAGCACGAATACGAGATTGAAGAAAAAGACAAGCCCGAAGTAGAAAAAGCTACAGTTAAAGTTGTAGAGGCGGCTGAAGGTATTATTACTATGCCAGAGGCACCAGACCCCGTAGTGCCCGCTAGGTACCGTCTAACACAGGAGATTGATCCACAAACTGGAAGGATTGTTTATGTCTACCGTGACCCTGTCACCGGAGAAACAGTAACTCCAGAAGAATTTAAGCCTGAATTGTCTACTCGTATGTCTCCCGGTGAGATCATACAACGAGAAGTATACGGCAAAGAATACAAAGAATGTGGTGAAGGTTTTATTTATGACCCCGACACAGATACGTGTGTTCCTGTATCACCAGAAGCTGTAGCGGAGCCTTCCGTGGATGTACCCACTGGAGATGGCGGCGGCGGGGGCGGTTTTGAATCGTACACACCCCAATACGCAGATCGTTTAGGTACTAAGTTAGCAGAATCTTTAGGGCCGTTGTCTGCGGAAGACTTAGCTACACAGCCGGGTGCTACTTTAGCAGATAAAGCTTTTTCTCGTATGACTCAACCGACAGATGCAAAGCCTTCTATCTTTCCAGGGGTAGGTATGCTTATTGCAGAAGGGCAACGTTTCTACGATGAGGTTGGAGCATCTAGAGCGGCGTTAACTCGTGCGAACGAATTATCTAAAACTGCTTTAGGTTTAGATGCCTCTAAATTACCTAGAACCTACAACTATACTTTTGATCCAGAAACAGCTTCTTTTAAGGCAACTTCTAGCACCAAGATTACTGAGTTACAAAGAGGAGAAAATGGCGGTGCTTGGGCATCTGATTATGCTCATACTGATCCGACTACAGGAAAAGAAGTTGATCCTTTTAAAATGACAGATGACGAGTTTGGAGCTTGGATTGATGCAGTAGACAAAGCAGATTTCCGTTCTTTATCCGCAGTAAGTGGTGATGGTAAAGCATCTACGTCACTTTCCTCAGACCAAATAGGTACGGGTACTGCTACAGGTTTGAGTGGAATAAATACGGATTGGTCTGAAGAAGACCAAGACAGTGAAGACAACTCTAGCCCAAGCAACAACGACGGGGTTTCCGATTCCGTTGGGAGTGACCCAGATGATTGGAGCGGCGGCGGAGAAGAATGGAATAAAGGCGGTTACGTCACCAAAAAGAACAAGCCTAAAGTGGCAACAATGCAATATTCAAAAGGAAGCAAGTAATGGCTGAAGATATGATGAATGAAGAAATGACTGGCATGGCAGCCCCTGCTCCTGAAGCAATTATGCCAGCAGACGAGCCTATGGCAGACGAAGAGCAGTCTAAGTTTGATATGGAAACTTTGATGGGCAACTTCATGGACATGGACGACGAAAAACGTAAGAAAGCAACTATTTTCTTAGCATCTCCCGCCGCATCTTATTTTGACGAGATTGTGGGCGAGCCTGTCATGGCACGTCTTGTCGAGCAGTTAGGCTCAACAATTCAAGGTGAAGCAGAGCCAGCACCAGAAGGTGAGGGAATGATGGCACCCGAAGAAGAACCTATGGCAGAGATGCCTATGGAAGAAGAGGAAGCTACTCCTCCGGTATAACAACCGCAAGTAGTTTATATGGGCTACCCATTATGGCCCCCAGCAAAAGGAAACACAAATGGCTAATAAACGTTACTCACGTCAAGAGATTGAGGAAGAAGAAGTACAACAAGAAGAAGCAGTAGAAGCGCAAGCTGAAGATACTGCGGAGGACTCCGAAGAAGAAACCTTTAAGAAACGATACGGTGACCTTCGGCGTTATATGCAACAGACTGTAGAAACCAAGGATAGGGAACTAGAAAAACTCAAGCAACAAATCAACGCTCAGAAAAAGGAAGAGTTTAAACTTCCAACATCTGAAGAAGAGATTGAAGCATGGGCTACAAAGTATCCTGAAGTTGCAAAGATTGTTGACTCTATTGCTCAAAAGCGGGCACGAGAAGCCAGCCAAGAAGTAGAACAGAGTATGTCTGATCTGCGGAAAATGAAATCTCAGCTAGAGAAGGAAAAAGCACAACATCAACTTCAGCAAATGCATCCTGATTTTGATAGTATTCGTGCCGATAAAAATTTTCATGCTTGGGTAAAAGAACAACCAACTTATATCCAAGATGCACTGTATAAGAATGATACAGACGCTATTGCCGCAGGACGTGCAATTGATTTGTACAAAGCGGATATGGGGATGATCTCAGAGAAGCGTTCTGATTCTCAGTTAGAAAAAGAAGCGGCTAAAGCCGTTAAGAAAACTACAAAGAATTCTCCATCTGCATCGCCAAATGCGGAATGGAGTGAAAGCAAGGTTGCTGCTTTAAAGGCGTATGAGTACGAGAAGTACGAAGAAGATATTCTTAGCGCAATGCAAAGTGGTAAATTTGTTTATGATATGTCGGGTGCGGCACGATAAAAGGCTTGACACAAAGTTAATTATCGCTACACCAGATGTATATTTACTAGGTATGAGACAGCCCCGTATGGACAACCTGTCTCTTATCTAGATAATAAAGATTACTAACCGTATAAGAATACCTTGAAACCGTGGCCTCTGATTGTAATGCTTTTGGCCGAGCATGTCAACCCAGACACCCACAGTGTATCAAGCCTCTAAGACGGTCAGTCGTAATCTAATATGTAAATTATGCCTGACTATGAGGAGAACTTATCATGGCATTTCGTTCAGCAGCAGGATACGGAAACTTACCTAACGGTAATTTTTCACCTGTAATCTATTCGCAGAAGGTTCAGAAAGCCTTCCGCAAGTCTTCAATTGTTGAAGACATCACAAACAACGACTACTTCGGTGAAATCGCTAACTTCGGTGACTCTGTAAAGATCATCAAAGAGCCAGAGATCACTGTTAAAGAGTACTCACGTGG